CACAAATGATCGAACTGGAATCACAAGGTGTACCATTTCGCCTGTCGTCAAAGACAAAGGTAGCTCAGCTATTCCTATGGCCATTAGCACTTATCTACCTTAAACCAGGCAATACACAGTATAACCAAAATCTGAAGCATTTACAAGCCGATGCAGATGAATGGGGGCGTTCCGCTACATTACAGGCTACGTACTCTCTTCGTACATACGTACTGCGGCAGAATGAGTTTAACAAAGCCATTCAAGCAGCAAATACTTTACTGATGAAGTACTCGCCACAAGAGGTGTTAACAGCATATACAGCAGCTGATTCACATGTTAAGTCTAATGCGCCACACGTGTTGATGACCGCACACACAAGCAAGGGTTTAACGCTAGACTCTGTTACATTAGACGACGATATAAATATAGCAGTGTCTAAAGTGTTAATTATTCCACCTGAAGATAGAACCCTAGAGGAAATAGAAACACTTAAACTCTGCTACATTGCAGCTACTAGACATCGCTATGAACTGCATAATGCTAAATTTTTAAATAAATACAGAGAGATAAACAATGATAAGTAAAGAATTATTTAGTGAAGTTATCAATAACCAAGAAGAGTTCAATGGTGCTATGTATTTAGTACCTATTGTTAGGATTAAAGTTGAAGACAACTTAATTAGGTATAACTTTAGCAATGGTTGCATACTAAAAACTTCCCTTATGTACGATGGTGAAATTAATATCTATGAACTAGCTCATAAATGTAAAGAATGGTTTGTCAATTATACGTCTATTGGATGTGGGTATGGTTCTTGGTATATTCAAAGTAACAATGGTAATCCTGACTTTGGGCATTTAGAAAGAAAAGCATACGCACACATATTAACACACAACATTATAACTCTGAAAGACCCACAAGAATTAGTAGAAGGTTTTACAGCAGACACAGAGCCAGAAGCAATCTTTGCGGCTTGCCAATGGGTATTGGACAACAAATGAGCGTAGCCTACTTTGACATTGAAACACCAAGAATTGACCGACTAGAAGGCCAACGTACAATCAATACCGTACACTCATTAGCTATAGCAATCAACGACGATGAGCCACAAGTATTCACATCTCAACCAACCTCATACTCAGATGGTTCAATACTAGAAGGCATTAATATACTTAATTCATGTGAAATTAATATAGGACATAATTCAATCAAATTTGATAAACCAGTCATTGAGCAAATATCTGGTATTCCATTAGTAGCTAAACAACTTGATACATTATTATTATCTAAACTAGTATATACAAAAGATGCCTTACTACTGATTGATAAATCATTAGGGTGGGATATTAGCCTTGATTCATCTATACGTCAATTACAAGGATCATTTGGATTAGAAGCATTTGGATTACGTCTTGGTAACGAGAAGATTGATTTCCACGACTGGTCACACTTATCAGAAGAAATGTGTATATACAATAAACAGGACGTTGAAGTAACTCGTGATCTGTATAAATTATTACTTACTCGACCTAATTATCCTGAGCAGCATGTTATTAATATTGAGATGGAAACTGCATCTATTATTCAACAGCAAATACAATATGGCTTCTACTTTGATAAGCAAAAAGCTGAAGCATTACGTGATTCATTGTTATATGAACAACTAACTATAAAACGTAGTTTACTATCTAAGTACAAGCCTATGTATTTGCCGAAAATAGTAGCATTCCCGCATACGCAACTTCCTGCTAAGGCACGTAAAGTAAGGACTTGGCTGTATAATCCATATTTCACAGGGGGATACTGGGTATGGCGAGGACCTACTACACTAAACAACGCACTACTATCTCAACCAGATGCAGACCCAGACGAGGATTAACCAATGGCACGTTCACTATCAGCTAGGCGGAATAAAGCAAAGAACAAGCGACTCAACGTACGCATCAAGCATCTCACAGAAGCACTCCACACTGTAGTCGAGAAAGGGTTCACTGATCCTAAGCTATTAGCAGAATTAAACACATGCAAGCAGGAAATAGCTAGTACCCACCCACTTCATAAGTATCGAGTTCGCCCTGAATTCTTAGTAACGGAAGCACAATTTGCTAATCTAGATGTCGAAGCATCCTCACCATACGAAGCAATAACTAAAGCCAAGCAGCTATACAATAGTGGAGCAGATATGGACTACTGGGCAGGTGATCAAATTAGCAATGAACTTGATTTTACATATGGTTGGAACGTGGAGGAAATAAAATGACAACATATAAAGACATGTACACAGTAGAAGAGTTTGACGAAACATTCAAACCATTAGAAGATGATGATAGTAATGGGCCTTATTATTCACTTTGCCCATTATGTGGAAGTAGAACAAGTTATAACAAAAATGAATCCGCTAAAACTATGCAAGATATTTCACATCCTGAACATTGTTTACGAACTAAAGCATTAAATACTATACGTGAGATAAATAAATAAATGTGGTATCTTAACTTACAGCAACCTAGCCCGCTATATCAGTACACTTACTACAAGAATGGTAAAATCAAACTACCATCTAAACCAATCAAATGGTCAGTATTCCCACTGCGTTTTGTATACCAGTACTTCGAAGGTGAGTATTGTCCGCTTAAGTACGTAGCATTTGAACCTGGTTCACGGCAGAAAATAGTACGTTGGATGAAGAAGTATTATAATTGGGAACCTACTATCTTTACAGCTAACGGTAGTCCAAAGGTTGATGCAGATACATTAGCAGAGATGCAACTTAGTGATGCTGATGATCTTAAACGTTACCTGAAAGTAGTGAAAGACCTTGGTCAATTATCAGAAGGGGATAATTCATTATTAAAACTTCTTCCATCTGATAATCGTTTTAGAGGAAATGTTGACACACTCGGAACTAATACAGGCCGTATGAGTCATTCCTCCCCAAATATTACACAGATACCTAAATCAAAGGAATTTCGTGAGTTAATGCGAGCTGCACCCGGAAAAGTATTAATTGATGTAGATGCGGATGCACTTGAGTTAGTTATGCTTGGTCATTATTTAGGGCCATATGATAACTATTTCTATGCACAATCAGTTGATTCAGGGGATAAAGATGCGTCACCACCAACTGATATTCACTCAATCAATCAGCGAGCAACTGGCTTACCAACTCGAGATCTAGCGAAGACGTTTATTTATGGATATTTGTATGGGTCTGGTAATACTAGAATAGGTTGGGGACTATGGACAAATACAACTGCTAACAACTTAGTTTATACACAAGCTGAGTATGATACTGCAAAGAAAAGTGTTGAAAAACGATTGACTACTATAGATGGTAAACAACTATTTCCAATAGCTAAAGATAAACTAATCCCATATACTGAGACATTAATCCTGCAAACAATATTTGGGACACAAACAGCTAACAGCTTCTTAGCTAAAACAGCAGGCCTTAAAGACTTCCTAGAGAATACTAAAAAGCTAGCTAAAGCTAATAAACTAAAAGGTTTATATGGTCATCATCTAGAAGCTCGCTCACCTCATTCTGCAGGCAATCTTTTATTACAACATGCAGGTGCTATCTTTATGAAGTACTATCTAGTAGTAATTAACAGAGAGTTACTTGCAGCAGGATTTATACATGGTAGAGACTTTGGGTATGTCGCTAATATTCATGATGCTGTTAATATAGAAGCAATGCCTGATAATGCTCCTGCTATATGTGATATACTATCTGCAGGTTTCTCTAAAGCATCTATTGCACTAGGATTAACTTATCATGTACATGGTAAGCCAAAGATAGGTTTAACACAGTACGACGTACATTAGAAATAAACATAGAGGTTCCGGTAAACATGTAGCCCGGTTATTAAGTAGTACGGCAAGCAACAATTACTTGCCCCAACAAATAAGCTTATAGAACTTCTACAAACCCAGAGTGGGATAGCTTGTAACTACTGCACCTGTAGTTGAGTAGAAGTTCTAGTAAGTTTATAATTAATTAATTAATCAAAAGGGTATACCATGGAACAATTATTAATATTCCACTCAGAAAATGGTCCAGATTGTAATACACACAATCTGGTGAAAACAGATGATGACAAGGACTTAGCAACATTAACATACTTACGTAGTATAGGCAATTTTGCTTGGAATGAAGATACTACTTTTTTACAAGAAGATGTGAAAGGTCAAAACTATATAGGACTATACGCTAGATTGAAAAATCTAATAGACACAGGGTATAATTGTGTTAACTTAGATACTAATTACAACATCACACTAGCTAAATTCAACAGCTATTACAAATAAAAGGAATACACGCATGCAATTTACAACAATAGAAGAAGCACTCGAGTCAATAGGTTTTGAAGCAGTAGCTAAAGAAATGGAAATACTAAACTGGCGCATACTAGTTAATAATGATATTTGTTTTCCAACAGTAAATGAGCTAAAAGATAGTTTATTACAATTATACAAAAAGGCGACATTAGCGCAAGATCCAAATGATGCTACACATTCACATGGGTGGGCTAAGTCCGGAGCATGGGGAGTATCTAAATCTAAATACACAGATTCAGAAAGAGTAGGGGTATCTTTTACTGTTTCTAAAGATATATTACTAACAACAGATAAATAAAAGGGTATACATGAGTCAGATAACAATGGAGGAGCAATACCTTCGTGAGAAAGGAGCGTTAGTTCCACAAATACCAGCAATAGTGCAAGATGCAGTCGCATGTATAAATACTAAAGCTAAACATAAAATGAAGATAGCTATTGCCATATCTGAGCTTACTACATTCGCTTCACACCTACGTAAACCTATCCAATTTGACCCTAAATCGATAGTTACAACTAATATGATATCCACTATCCTAGCACGCTCAGGTGATGCTAAGGATTCATCTGTTAATGCTGTACGTATTGCGCTAAAGTCTGGTTACGATACTATCAAAGCTAAACGTGAATCTGATGCTAAACTCCTTGCCCAGGAGAAAGCATTAGCCTCTGGAGATGAACTAGAGAACTATTATAAGTATCTACGTGTACTTCGACCACTTATGCCTGAACTTGGTACACTCCAGGGAATGACTCAGCATTTTGCTATGCTTGCAGAAGGGTCCGTTGGTGCTGGTTATATAAGTACATCTGAAGTAGGCTCTGACCTCCTCTCTAACAAAGACATGCCTCTAATTCTAACTCTATTAGCTAAGTCATATGATCTTGGGAACATACCTGCAACAATCGTCAAAGATGATCTTAACCAAGTAGGTGAAATAACTGGCTTCCCAGTAAGTGCTTTAATGTTTGGCACTGAATCAGTTATTCTCTACGAGCCTAAAGTCAAAGAACAGTTTAAGCAAGCATTTACTGCGCAATTAGCACGTAGGGGGAATTTTTCATTTAACCCAGAACCTACACCTATCACTACATACTCATCTATGGAGGCAAAATTTGATGCAGAAGAGGATATTAAGCAAACTACACTAACTGCACAGGATGTGCTTAGTAAGCGTATAGATAACTTAGTTGTTAGTACAACTACGAAACCACTTACTCTCTCCCAGGCCACAGTACGTTTATTCGACACATACTTAACCTATAACGAACAACAATCTGAATTAGTACCTAAGATGTACCCTATATCTGAAATAGCGCGTAAGCATTATCAATGGCGTGCTCTTAAGCTATCTGCTGTGTATGCAATCTATGATTTATCGTCAACGATTGAACCACATCACTACGTAGCAGCGATCAATACGCTAGAGATATTCGCTAACGACCTCATGCTATTTGAACGTGAGCTAATCAAGGAATCGTACGAGCAATTCGCTGATTTCATGCACACTATAGCTGAACATGGTAAGGCATTTTTATCTATACATAACCTACGTAAACTAGGGTATGTTAGCTCATCAGCAGAAGCCCGTCTCAACGAATTAGCTAAGTCTGCAACCAGCTATGACGTAAATGGCATTTATACAGCATCTAAAGATGGTATTTATTATGAGGGCCTCACACCTGTATCTACACAGGAAACTGAACTCGGCGCATTCAATACATCATACCTGGAGATACGTGATGACATGTCTGCTAAATTCTTAGCTATTTATGCGTTACCAGCTGCTAAGCAGAAGAAAGCGAAAGATGATTATAAGCAGTATCTTGGATCTATAATTAAATCCGGATATCAGAACGTATCTTCATCGTTCGCTGACATATCTATTGCTATGTCAACTAACTGTGCTATATCTAATTATATCTTCGAAGGTGGAGTACGCCTAAAGGAGAATCTAATCAACTCAACTAATTGGCTACTATTCGACATAGATACATCTACATTATCAATTGACTCTGTGCACTTTATCTTACAAGATATTAACCACCATTTAGTACGTGGTTCTGATGACAATAATAACTACAAGTACCACTTAGCAGTGGAATTGGATTCAACTCTTGAAATCGAGCCTCGTTTATGGAAGCATTTCATGAAGTCAGTAGCCTCTTATTTAGGTGTCCAGCATGATCCATTACCACAGGCACAAGTGCTATTCTGTTACGGTGGGCGAGAAGTACTATCTGTTACAGATAAATCTCCATTGGAAATCAAGGACCACATACTATTCGCAGCTGCTCAAGTAACCGCAGGTCCAGTTAAGGAATTAACGGATGGAGAGAAGAAGAAGTTACTAGAAAATAGCTTTGGTACATTTCAATATGCCTTTGAATGTGTTGATAATGGATCTCGTAACCTAATCAGAGCAGCATACCATGCCCGTGAGCTTGGGCTACCTACTGACTCTATTGTAGCACTATTACAGGAGATAAATGAGTATTGGGAGATACCGATGGACCAACAACGGCTAGAAAACACACTATTATCACAGGTGCGAGCATGGTAAGCCTATGCACGTGGGTGGAACGACAGAGCTAAGTGCAACGATCTAGAAGTCTCTCGTTGTGTTAACTGTGCGCATCAACAAGAACAAACTTGCACAGTATTTAATATTGGGCACAGTATAGAGCTAAACTTCGGTTGCGCAGAATTTAAACCAAAAGGAACATAATGCAAATTGAGCCATTCGTATTCGAACGACCAACTGGTAAGTCAGCACAAATATCAACTAAGCAGTGGAGCATCTCTGGTACATCACCCCACCAACTAGATGTACTATCACAACTGCTTAATTCAGATGCGCATATCTGTCGCCTTACAGGTGGAGCAGGTGTTGGTAAGACACATACAACTGCTTTATTCATTAAGCACTGCCTTGACAACAAAATCACTATAGCATTAACAGGTACTACGCATGAATCAGTGGCAGCCTTACAGAACATGATTCCTGATAAATACAGATCCAGAACTGAAGCCATGACTATTCACTCTTATCTTGGTATGCGTTTAGTTCCAGATGGACATGGTGGTAACAGGTTACTCAAAATGGAGAATGCTAAAGAACGGCCTCCTGTTGAGTACCTTATCTGCGATGAAGTGTCTATGCTTACATCTGAACTTATGGTATACCTCAAGGAAGCGCGTGTTAAGTCCAAGATAATACTAGTAGGTGACCCTATCCAATTAGTACTTCCTAACTCAGCTAATCTTGATAGATACCCTAGCTATGAGCTAACTATCAACATGCGACAGGACTCAACTAGATCGGATATTTCATCTTATCTACTAACCATCCGTGCACTTATTGAAGCTAATAGCAAGGTACTTCCAGAATTGCCAGAGACATCTGCTAATCTAATTGTGCATACTAATCACTGTGAATTTCTGAAAGCATATCGTAACACAGCTCAACCATCTAAAGTATTTGCGTGTTTCATGAATAAAACAGTTAAAATATATAATTCTAATGTGAAAAAGTATATTGTACAATCAGAAGATACTTACTCTATTGGGGATATAGTTAAACCTACATCACCTATTATCATAGACGGTAAAACTATTATACCTAACAGAGCTATCTGTGTTGTGCAGGATGTAATGGATTGTGGTATTTATTGGTCGCTTCTAACTGACAAAGGTGTAATTGATACTCCAAAGGTGAAAACTCAATTTATGAACCACTTACAAGCCTTAGCAGACGAACGTAATTGGAAGGAATACTACGCTGCTAAAGATAGTTTTAGTATTTGTCATCATTTATTTGCGGCGACAAGTCACTCACTTCAAGGTAGCACTGTTCCAGAAGTCTTTGTAGATGTAACTGACCTGGTGCATATAATGGACACATCGAACATTAATAACTACCTACGTATACTATACGTAGCTATCTCACGAGCATCTGAACGTGTTCACCTATTCGTAGGCCATGACCGTAACTATAAATGTCTTGGTGAGTACGCACCACGGACTATGAAGGATAAATGATGATAAGTAAAGAGGTACTAAGTGAAGTATTAGGTTTTAATGTGATTCCTGCTACTGGCTCAGAATTAATGAAAAGCATGTTTGGGTATAGCAGCAGTATTAAGACCAAGTGTAGTCCACCTATAACCACAGATGAATGATTTAAATTGATGGGACTTCTGTATGTTTTAGGTATTTAGATAAAAGAGATTTTGTAATTAAGAGCATACCAAACGGTGTGTATACCTATAAATCTATTAACATTTATGAGCTAGTGCACCTATGTAGAATACACTTCTATGATGACTAGATATTTGAGGAGTCATGCTATGAGATTAAAGTTACTAAGATAATAGTAGGGAAAGAACCCAAAGAAGTCTAAATCATCTGCTGGGTGCATGATACCATATGATATTAACAGGTTCTTTAAAGCCTGCCAATACATACTAGCTAGCACGGCAACATAATGAAATGTGCAGCAATCAATGATACGCATGGTAAACACGAACAGCTAGACTTATCCATATACACGGCAGACATTTTAAATTCATGCTGGCGATTGGATAGGTTGTAGAGACCTAGGACTGACTGAAACTATAGCATTCCTAGAATGGCTAACCAAACAACCTTTCAAATATAAGATACGCATAGCAGGTAACCATGAAGTAGAAATAGAAGCTTATGGGTATGACAAAACGCAGGCGCTTTTCAACTCATATGGAATTACCTGCCTACAGGACGCATCCATCACTATAGATGGAGTTAACTTCTATAGGTCACCTCGTAGTAATAATTTCGGTGATTGGGCTTTTATGAATTCTGAAGAGGAACTATCTACTATATGGGAGAGATCCCACTTACAACACAAGTTCTAATTGCACATGATCCAGCATATCATACGTTAGATTATGCTAACAGTACATATAATAAAGATCGGCATGTAGGCTCAACTTCATTACAGAAGCGTAAATTAGAGCTACCTAATCTAACTCATCATATATCAGGACATATACATGAAGCGTATAGTGTAACCATACAAGGAAACCTTACTAATATATGTGCATCAATACTAAATGATAGATATGAGTTAGTAAATACACCAATTGAATTTAATATAAACGAGTATAAATGATATTAATTAGCATCGATCCAGGACTTAACGGTGGAATATGTAGAATTAACACTGAGACCAATACTCTAACTGTTATTCGTATGCCAACACGTACAGTCGTAACTAAACCTGCAGTTAATGTATTTGCACGTGACAAAGCTGGTAAGAAGGTATTAATCAAGTCTGGCCCTAATAAGGGTGCCTACAAGTTAATTATCAAAACACCAGCTAAGACGCACAAGGAATTAGATTGTAATGCTATAGTTGATTTCATCATAGAAGACGCACTTGCTAGCATTGAAGCACATATAATTATAGAGTCCCCTGCTATGAGTTTTGGTAATTCAGCTGCCTCGACTGCGTCAACTAACCGAAACTTCGGCAAGCTATTAGCTATTGCTGAATTAACAAATATTCCTATTACACAAGTACCACCACACGTATGGAAGAGGGCGCTTGACTTAGGACGCGATAAGCAGGTAGCTATTAACTTCACACAGAACTTACTAACTAACTGCAATCTAACGCCTAATCAGTTTACGTTTATCTCGGCAGAGGATGGCCTTGCAGAAGCAGTCGCTATTGCATATTATCATGATAAATCTATATTTGGAGAAACAAATGAGTAACAAATCTACAACGTATGACGGTAGATTGAACGGCTACTATATAGAAGCGTCTCAAGAGGCTTATAATTTGCTTATTGCTGATTTATATGATTATAGCTCTGATTTTTCAGCTGATACTGATTGGGATAATTATATATGGGGAAGAAGAGTTGGGGATATGGGTTTAAAAACCATAAAATCTCTCTATTTAGTAGATGGAAAACTAAGTTCTACTAAAGAAGTTCCACATGACGAGATAGCTGAGCTGAAAGAGAAATATGCTACTGGTAGGTATGACTGCTATTGTATAGCACTTAAATTTCCATATAAAATACCAAATCCTATATTTAGAATGAAGGCAAAGAATTATAAACTAATCCTAAAAGAACACTCTATTATAGCTGATGCAGTTATAGCTAATCCTGATGTAGAAGTTGAATATAAACCTCTGCGAGGATATTGGTTTGATTTAAAAATTACTTTCTTTGAAACATATTCGGAAGAACTTACTTATAGGCTTAAAGAACCGCTTTATATGCCATCTACCGCTTTATCAATAACAGCAGAAGATGGAGCACACTATGAATTCAGCAAACCAGAATTTGACTGTGAATTTAAGTTTGCTAATAGTGCATGGGTATATGGTATAGTTAAAACACAAAATAACCATAAACATACATATAGATGGAGTGCCAATGGTACTTGTCAATCTGTCGGTAGACTAACAAACCACTATAGCGCTAGATTTAACCTCACTCCTATAGTGAAAAAATGGTATGAGGACGAACGTAACTTTCCCGCAATCATTATACGACATGGTGGTACAGATTTAATGATAGTTTTCAGCAAGTGGTTATACGATTCATTAAAGCATGACTATAGACTTGCTACAAAGCAAGAAGTCAATAAACTATATTATCAGGATAAAAACAAATGTACCAACTTGAGTTACTACTAAACGAAATTCTAATTGAACTTCGTAAATTAACCGCTAGCTTACCAGAACAGCTCAGTATGTCCTTACCTGAGCGCACACCATCCGAACGGGACGACTTACATAAAAGTAAAGTAGAATCAATGAATTTTGGTATTAGTAGATACACACATGCTGCCTCGTCTCCACCACTGGATGGAATATCAGCATTAAACAGAAATAAATCAACCCCATTTACTCCGCATACTGTAGTCAATCAACCTACTCCACCCCCATTGCCATCTTCAGTCCGAATGAAATGGACAACAGCACATGAACAGCTAATCACTGACTGCGCTACTTCACCTCATGGTACATATCGCAATTCGCTTAAACGTCTTACAGACAAACTGCCAGAGGGGACAACCGTCTCAGCTATACGCAATAAATGCAATAGTATGGGGTACAAAATACACAAAAAGTACTTAGTACATAAATAAGGATAAACATGAATAAATACCTTAAATGTGGAAGTGCCTACATAAATAAAGAATTTGTTAGAGCAGGAGCACTTACCAGCGACGTAACTACTTCCAATATGTCTGAATTCCTAAAAAACATCGACGTATGCGGCAAAAGGGTTTCCACCATACACGAACCATGTGGTAGAGCACGAACACATACGTAGCACATGTAATACATGTAGTTATTTCACACTAACTCACCCACTAGACTATAAAAGGAGCTCACAATGAGTACAACCAACCAAATCGATCTTGAGTACTATGATGGCAAGAACTTAATGAATCCAGGAGATATACGTATCTCTGCTTCATCAATTGCAAAGTACATCACCAACACCAATGAATTCTGGCGTGAACTAATGCTAGGAGAGAAGAGTTTTACTGGTTCTACAGCGAGTGTCCTCGGAACTGTAGTGCATGGTTTTGCTGAATCATTCGTACGATTCGGTACAGTAAATGGCGAGCAAATGGAGGACTACATTGATAAGCAGTGTGGTATCAATACGGAAGTAGACGGATCTATTATTCGTGAGCACTACCCAACTATGGGAACTAAGCTAATCAATGACTATTTACTACATAATCGCCCTTCATTCGTTGAGGAGTTCCTCATGGAAGAGCTCATCCCAGCAACACCATCTCACGGAGCAATCTATGTTGGTGGGTCTAATGATGGCATAATCGTCCCTGGTGTTACATACACAGATGGGGCAGTTTCTACTGATCTAACTGGTACCTACGATCAATGTACGATCACTGACTACAAGACAACATCTGCTACATCTCTTCCAGACAGAATTGAATATAAGCATAGATTGCAACTATTAACATATGCATACCTATACAGTAAACGTGGTATCCATGCTGATCGTATTCGTATTATCTACGTTACACGAAACAATGTAGGTAGAGTAGGCAAGTTTAACGAGAAGACGAAGAAGTATGGAGTTGTTAAGCAATACCCAACTGAAGTACGTGTACTTACTGAATCTATTACTGAGCAGGACTATAACTACATAGAAGGCATGTTATCAGTTATATCACGTTCTATACGGCTATGGCAAGAACAGCCAGAGCTACGTAGTGTCCTTGCTCAGGACTTTAGGTTATAATGTGGATGGTATTCTGGATGTACAGCACATCAAGCGGCACAAGCAGAAAGAGCTACTAGTTCGTGGAATGGGGATGAAGATGGAATAATAACTTGGCATGTAGTACCCGCTATTTGTAAGACCAATACAAAATTTTCACTTATAAGTAATTACTAAGTCTTCCCATAATATACACGAACATTATGGGGGTACGAAGGTAAGTATGCAATAAGTGAAGCTGGAAACGTGTACTCAACACCATCTGATGGAAAACCTAATAGAATTCTTAAACAAGAAAACATGCTAGGTAGCTATAAGCGAGTAACGTTATCTAAAGATGGAGAAGTAAAACGCTTTCAAGTACATAGGCTAGTTGCACAAACATTTATAAAAAAAAAAAATATAGAAAACTACCAAGTAGTTAACCATATAGATAATAATCCAAGTAACAACCATTACTCTAATTTAGAATGGTGTACACAAAAGGATCATATATCACACGCAGATATGCAAGATAGGTGTAAACATGTATTTAAAGCAGGTGGTGATGCATTAGTAGCACTAAACAAAATAGAAACTGATAATAAGCTGATGCACCTATTAGGTGCTAGGTTTATTAAAACATATAGAGATAAAAAAAAAATAAAACTAAATGCAGTTTCTATTGTGAATGTGGGGTAGTGGTAGAAAGACGTGTAGACGGCATGTCCTCTGACTCTTTATGCAGACCCTGCACGTACATAAGAATTCATAAGGATAAATAACTATGAAAATACAATATACCACAAGCATGGAGGTGCCTCATGTCAGCTAAAGTACTGTTATCAGGCTTAGCCTAACTCAGGTAAAACTAAGCTACTAAGCACGCTGATTAACGGATTCGTTATATCACATGATGGTAAGCGTTTCGCACTAAAGATACCACACATTAATATAAACGAATTTGTTGACATGGGATCATTCATTGACACATGTAACGCAGCAGCAGAAGCTTATAAAGCTAAAACAGGACAGTACCCAGATACTATCGCGATAGATTCAGTATCACGTGTATTCACTAGTGCATACAATGCATTGAATGTAAAATTTAATGGAGATAACTTCAAAGTATACACAGCATTGGATCGTGAAATTAAGCTATTCACTGACTACCTTGAAGACATTGTTAGCAATGGTATCTCATTAGTAATTATTTCACACTCAATCTTTGATGAGAAAACAGCTAGATACTCTTTAGTAGACTCGGGTAAATTTGGCAAACTCGGAGGTTTTCTCAGTGTCGTGGATTTCAGCGTATTCGTAGAAGTTAAAGCCAAGAAAAGAGTTGCTATTCTTCGTGATTCTAACAAAGCCGCACGATGTGTTCTGAGTATAGAAGAAGTGCCTGAATCAATGCCAATTACACTAGATGGTGAAACAGCAAAAGACGGGGATTTTAATCTACAAGATTACATCGACTTGATTAAATCAAAACATTCCGAAGTAGAAGAATTTGAATTCAAGCTATAAGCCTGGATTCTTCAACACATTTGGCATTAGCCACTAACAAATAAGGAGCCAATTAACAATGGCAAGAGTTATAAACAGAACGGCAGTAGCAAAAAGTGACGAAGGTGGTAATTTTATCACTACATCTGGCATATACAATACACACTTAAAATGTGTAGAAGTCGAGTATAAAGACTCAGGTGCAATGTTCGCTAACTACTTTTTCACAAACGGTATGTCTTATAGTAACTTACTCAAAGACAAATCAGGTAAAGACGCATACGGATTTAATCAACTTGATAGCTTAGGTATTATCGAAGATCTTGAGTCATACAGCATTGCACAGAACGAACTTGAAGAGTATGAAATGGTATTTAAGAACTCAACTAAAACGCTTATGGTTATACCAGAATTTACTGATATTGATGTCACTGTATTCGTACAATACATGTATGAAGTATATGAAGAGCAAATCAAAGAGCGTGTTGCTGTTAAACGTTTCTACAGACCATCTGACAATGCATCATCTACAGAGATTGTCGATGAAACACCAGTTGGAGTTAGGTTCGCTAGCGATACTGAGAAGTATGCATCTACCGTAATCTATAAAGAAACGGATGCAGAAGCAGTTGCAGCTTGGAAAGAAGCCCAGAAGTCTGGTGCAACAACTCCAGCAGTAAATGGTGGGGCAGCTAAAGCAGCAGGTTTTTCTGGAGGCGCAGCAGCTCGCAAAGGGTTCGGAAGACCTAGTAGTAACCAATAGTTTTAGTAGCTTAACCGCTACTATGATCCAACAGCACAAATTAACATAAAGGTCACAATATGGCAAAATTTACAAAAATACAATTAGTAGAAGAGATTAGTTTATATGAAACTATTTCCTCAAAAGCAGAAGCAGGTCGTATCCTGGAGCATATCAAAAGCACCATTAAACGTGAGCTATTAGCAGGCAATGCTGTAGCTTTAGGGCAGGACTTTGGTGAATTTTACGTTACAACTCAAGCAGCTAGAGCAGGTGAAGTAAATGGTGTACCATACACATCACCAGCTAAATCAGTTGTTAAGTTTGGTGTATCCTCACCATTGAAAGCATTAATTGCAGGCAACTAACATGTCTAACGAAATTAAGGATAGTGCACTGTACCAATGTACTAAACAAGTGACTGCTACACCGATGACACGATTTGCAACTCATTACAAACCATTAGAGGAGTAGCATGAGCATTAAACTACCTATAGAAACAGAAAACCCGTTATTTGGACGCATTCTATATCCGGTAGCTGAAGAGATACGCAAACTACAACAAGACATTTTGTGGACTGCTGAGGAAATACCAGTAGAGAAAGATGTAAACGACTTTAGGCAGAGAATGCTTCCAGAGCAATTTGCCTTAGCGAGTATTACACTAGACTCATTTGTTATTACTGAGCAGCAAGTTGGAGACACATGGGCAGAAATTGCTTCATGGTTTCCACATTCAGAAATTGATGGCGTAGCCTCACAGATAGCAGCCGTAGAGAAAGCAGTACATGCACCATTCTATCAGAAAATGTCTGATGAGATGAATATCGACCCAGAGGATACAGCTCAAAACCAAAAAGAAATCATAGTTATACGTGATAAGCTACAAATGATTAAACGTATAACTAGCAATCTCAGCAGTAACAAGTTATTAGCGCTTGCAACAGTATCAGGTATTGAACAAGTATTATTATTTGGCAACTTCGCTATGCTAAAATCATTTCAAGCCAATGGTAATAACTTAATAACTAATACTATAGTTGGTGTAGACTTTGTCAAAAACGATGAAGTACTTCATGGGATGCTAGCTGCATCTTTGCATAACACATACCTCAACGAGGCAAAAGTAGCTGGACTTCATATAGACATACAACAACATACAGATGATGTGCATACCGTAATGCGAGAGATAATCTCTCACGAGGATGCTATTGTTGACTATGTTTATAAGGATATTAAGTCTATAAACGACATAACACCTGCGCAGCTTAAGGCATTTGTTAGGTCACGAGTAGATGAGGTACTTACCATGCTGCAACTGCCAACTATATATGGTATAACAAATAACCCTATAGCAGACTGGTTCTATAAAGGTGCTAAGTCTATCAAGATCCACGACTTCTTCATATCTGGAACTAACAGCTATAGACGTAGTTGGAAGACAGAAAACCTGTCACGACTACCTCTTATAAAGAAGGAGAAATAATGGCAATGACTAAATACGAACGTTTATCACATGAACGTAAACAATTGCAACGTGAGAACTTAGCTCCTAACTGGTTATCTACATCTGGATTACAGATGCTAACAGAGAAGCATTACTTGAACGTAGGGGAAAAACCTATTGATATGTACATTAGAATAGCTAAGCGTGCAGAGGAGCTCACAGCAGTGCAAATCCCAGTTAACTATGGTTACTTAAACTGGTATGATGCATTCCTGGATGTGATGTGGAAAGGATACGTATCCCCATCAACTCCTGTGTTAACGAACATGGGTAACAACAGAGGGCATCCTATAGCATGTTCTGGAAGCCACTTGGGAGACTCGATTCGGTCATGGGGCATTGCACGCCTAGAGATTGAGCAGTTAACTCAACGTGGCTATGGGACATCTACTGTACTTGACCCAGTACGCCCACGAGGCTCACCAATCTCCAAAGGCGGAACTTCTAGTGGTATCATGCACCCAGCAGATGATTTAGTTAACTCCATGAAGAAGATCTCCCAAGGTAATTCTCGCCGTGGTAACATTGGCATGTACCTTGACCCATTACATGCGGACTTTGATGAGCTAGTTGATCAACTACTAGCAGATGATGACACATGGAACATCGGGTGGAATATCACTAATGAGTTCGAGGAGCTATTTCATAAGGATCCAGCACGTGCTGATCATATATGGAAACGTATGCTTCGTCTTAAACTTATCAAAGGTAAGGGATATTTCTTCTTCCTAGACAAAGTAAACAAAAGCGCTCCTCAGATGTACAAGGATCGGGGCTTCAAAGTTAAGGGGTCTAATCTGTGTTCTGAGATACAGTTAATGTGTGATGAGGACCACTCGTTTACATGTGTACTAACATCCATGAACATAACTAAATTCGATGAATGGAAAGATACTAAAGCTGTGGAAATAGCGACTGTATTACTTGATGCTGTAATAGAGGATATGCTAATCAAAGCCAGACAAGAACCTGGGTTTGAACGCACAATTGCATTTACAGAGAAATCTAGAGCAATTGGTCTTGGTATGCTTGGTGAAGCGACTTACTATCAACAGCAAAGCTGGGTATTCGGCGACCTCCAATCTACTATATTTAACAAGCAATTAGTTAAACTCTTAGATGATAGAACACTAGAAGTATCTAAGTGGTTAGCTGTAGAACTTGGCGAACCTGAGTGGTTGAAAGGGTATGGGCTACGCTTTTCACATAGATTATCATTTCCGCCTACTAAGTCAACTGCAGAAATTCTTGGGGGTCCGTCAGAAGGTCGTGAGCCAGTCTTTGCCAACGTATACGAGTCTGACACAGCAGGTGGCACAGTCTACAGAATCAATCCTATATTCCTAGCTCTTATGAAGGAACGTGGAATGTATACTGAAGAAGTAATGCAACGTATCGCAGAAGACCAAGGATCTGTGCAAGCCGAGGATTGGCTAACTACCCATGAGAAAGCTGTATTCAGGACTGCATTCGAAATCAACCAACGTGACATTATACGTATGGCTGCAGATGCTCAACGAGCCATGAACGCAACGGGTGGGGGCCAAGGCCAATCTACTAATCTGTACTTCCCAGCAGACGCTAAGGAAGAGGATATCTCAGATATCCACCATGAAGCATTCATTAACCCGGACGTAGAAGCATTATATTACATACGCTCGCTTAATGGGGCCACTAAAGTTAAAGTAGATACATCAATTTGTTCCAGCTGCGAAGGGTAGTCTATGGTACTAATACTAACAGGTCACTCAGGTGCCGGCAAAGATACTGTGAGTAATGCTCTCCAAGAGAAAGGGTACTTTACATCCATTACACCACATAGCACTCGAGCTATGCGTACAGGGGAAGTAGAGGGCAACCCATACTTCTTCATTACAGTGCCTGAATTCAAAAATATGGCAGATACAGGGAAGTTCATAGAATATGCAAGTTACACAACGCAATTTGATGGAGTCGAGGATACAGCTTACTACGGTACGGCTTACACCTCAATTCCTGAGGGATGTGATTCAATAGTAACTATTGGAGTACTAGCTGGGCTAGAATTGAAAGTGTGGCTTGGAGAACAGGCTATACTAGTATATCTCCATGTAGATGATGCTACTCGTGAAGCTCGTGCCAAGGCTCGTGGTTCATTTGATCTTACAGAATGGGATAATAGACTAAAGCAAGATCATGAACGATTTGCTAATGGTCTACCAAATGGTATCGATATCAGAATAGATAATATGCAGTCATTAGAACTTACTGTAGCAGTTATTCTAACACATTTAAAGGTAACTAATGAAAGTAACTAAACCACAATTCTTTGAAGCTGTAGGCACATACGGCCCATCACCAAAAGCTATACAAGCTGGTATATTGTTAACGCATGGTATAGAGCTAAGTCAGAACGGGATAACTTCACGTATTACGAGAGCTCGACAAAATGGTAGCCTTCCACTTGAATCGGGCAACTCCGTTCAAGACGGATTAGCACTACTTGGTACTAGCACTCTTTATGATAGTGAAGGTAACATTAAAATCCAATGGGTCAAGACTAACGCTAAACATAACTCTGAACTGCATTACTTTCAACAAGCAATTGAGGATTTCATTAACTCAGCACGTATACGTGCAGCCACACCCATAGCTACTCCAGCACTAACACACTCTGATACTATGTCCGTGTACTCAATTGGTGATGCCCATATTAGGCTACTGGCTTGGGGTGAGGAAGTTGGTGAGGACTACGACTCTGATATAGGAACAGCTGACTTACTATCAGCAATTGATCTGCTAGTTATACAAGCTTACCCATCTGAAGAAGCCTTCATCATTGACACTGGTGACTGGTATCATTCTAATGGACAGCAGAACACAACCACAGCTGGTACTCGTGTGGATGTTGATTCACGCTTTGCTAAGATGATTCAAGTAGGGCTAAACCTAGCTGTATCATTAGTAGAGAAAGCGTTAACTAAGCATAAGCTAGTTAGATGGCGTTCTGCTATTGGTAACCATGATACGTACTCTTCACTATATGTGACGTGTTTCCTACAAGCTTGGTTTAAAGATGAACCACGTGTTATAGTGCACGACACACCATCCGTATTTATGTATCACCAATTTGGTAAGAACTTAATTGGAATTACACATGGGCATACAGTTAAACCAGAGAAACTAGGTGAAATTATGTCTGTGGATTGTAAATCACAATGGTCAGATACTGATCATAGATATTGGTATACCAGGCATGTGCACCATCAGCAAGTCAAAGAATTCTCCAACTGTGTTATAGAAACGTGCAATACACTAACGGGAAAGGACGCATGGCATGCCGCATCTGGTTACCGCTCCAGTCAATCTATGAAGTCAATTACACTTCATAAACTGTACGGAGAGATATCCCGTAACACAGTAACTCAGGCACTAATCAGAGCACACCAACATAGGAACGATTCTATTGAATCAACAATTTAGTGCACTCCCCGTGCACTTACATAAAGGTAAATCATGAACAATAACAATAACATAAGAATGCTATCAGTATCGGGCGAAGACCTAATGGACTTGCTTAAGCAATTTACACAGGAAACAGAAGATGAGTGCGCATGCTGTAGCAACGAATGCACAGTTAGGAATGAAAGCCAAGCCGAGCCATGCTATGTACCACATGACTATCTCAGTCCGGGTGATGCAGACTACAGAAAGGCTGAGCACATCATTAGTCTCATAGAGGACATAACTATCAATACATTATCTGCAGATGGAACAATTTCCCCAGAGTCGGCACATACACTGCTTACGCTTGCAAATCTTCGCACGGGGTATATACCAGATGCAAAGTAAAAAACAGCTCTTCCAATTATTCTCAGACATTGCACATCTAAACGACACAGCATGGGGCAACCACGCTGGGTCGTATGATGCTAATAAGGCCGCTGCACTTCTAATCGAAGAAGCACTTGAGTCTATTGGAGCATACGCTCCACGTGAGTTGGCAAGAGAGATAGTAGCTACCAGAAGTACAGTAGCATCTGAGCCAGTTACACCAGTATCTGCATTTGATTCACTTCTTGATGGACTCTACATAGCTATTGGGGAACTACACAAGTTAGGCCTTACACCACACCAAATGGTAGATGGCTTACAGATCGTGCATAATGCAAATCTGCAGAAGCTCGGTGCTAAGGACTCTGAGGGCAAGATAATTAAGCCTATTGGGTTTGTTCCACCAGAAGAGCGGCTACAAGAAATTTTGGACAATCGAGTTGTTAAGTAAATTAGTAATTAAGTTGCATTGACTCGCTAATCTCAACTAGTCCCTCGTGGTTAGAGATTTATGTACACTCAGCTTCGCTTCGTTACTATAAATCTAATCCCGGCGACCACATTTTGGTGGCTCGTGGGTAGTAGATAGTGGCATGTATTCACACTATATATGTATACATATTAGCTTATTTATGGTATAACACTGTATACATACAAAAGGACTATAAAATCGGAAATATCAGAATAGCCACACAATCACAGAACAGGCTACAGGAATTATCAGAATGTACTGGTGTGTTCATGGCAGCAATGTTGAAAGAGTTAATAAGTGATGGGTATGTTAGTAGGGCAATGCATCCTAAGTATAAGAGGCTAGATGAACAGCACACATTGCTATATAAAGTATACAAAATAACATTCGAAAGTGGTAAAGTTTATATAGGAATGACTAAGACATTACACACTAGAATGCAACAACACACTAATAGGTTTAGCGCAACTGATTTAATAAAAGACGTAGAAGTACTTCTAAATACAGATGATGTAATGGAAGCATCCGCATTTGAGCTATTGACTATAAGTAAACACATTACTGAAACCACTTATAATAAAGAGGGCGCAATCCCTTACTATACACAATATGTACAACAGAAAGCGGAACCGGCTCATAGTGAAATATTTCTAGAGTTGCAGGACATCCATAATCAACAACAATTACGTAAAACCAAACAGAAGCAAATGCACAAATTAACCAAGAAGGTAACAAATGAATCTACAAACATTAGCTAACGCAACTATCACACATATAGCTTCCAACCATACCAAGCTATTCATAGCAGGGTACAGATTACTCTATAGTTATGACTCACTCATCGTCGTGATCGAACCATCAGGACAAGCCCTACTAGGAGCAGACTGGAAATTCTCTAAGACGACATCCAAGTTTCGTTCGCAGTTCTTGAATGAATCGACAGCAGAGACAGAGGCTAAGCTAGCATCTGGTGAGTATAAGCTATTAGCAGACCAACTATGATACATGCTCAAGCAACGCTACATGACTATCATAAGGGCTATGTGCGTGCCAGCATCTGCGTAGACGTACTCCTTACAGCTATTGAGCATTCATATCCACAGCTAAACTCTCATTTCACCAATGACACACCAGATATACCAGACGAATCAATTATACCACTACTAGAGGAGATCATTAATAATGACACTACAAATAATACTAAAACAAACTAAAGAGGTAGAAACTCATAACTATAATAACGTTAGAGCGTACTATTTCAATAAGACTTTCCTAGAGGTATTCTATGAAAGTGGGCGTAAGCGATATGTTAAACTATCTTCAGTACTAGAAATCGCAGAAGTGGAGGAAGAACAGTTATGCACATAAACGATAATAGATTAACAGCCATAGAAACTGCATATGTAACTGCATTACTACATAAGTGTAATGATGTAATAGCAGTATGTAACTTAGTACTTACTGATGGGTATGAGGCACATGATGTGTTCAATGCGGTTCATAGCACTAATCGTGAATTACTCAAACTGGCGATAAAACATTAGTGGCTACAACAACTGAGATGCTAGATAGCAGAGGCTTTGAGTTACTAGTTAGCCCAACAAACTCAATAAGGGTAAACAATGATACAACAACTACCAGTAATAACTGAACTTTCACTTAAGTACATACCATATCCAACTAATGGAGGCATTCCATGTGAACACGAGAGTGGTTGCTATGGTATGTCTATGAAAGGGGTATTAGTTACACCAGCGGGTAGAACTACTATACATGGTAGAGGGGCACGGTTCACAACTTCTCAATCAATTGCAGAGAGTATTTTAGAGTTAACTAAAATGCACGAAGAGGCGTACAAAGCACAATGTGATTGCTATGCCGAAACAGGTTCTGTAACACATCATTCAAAAGAACTACATGATGCAGCTGCCCGTTCTATATAAAGCAACCAAAAATGGATCTACTCAGTTCTGTTCCATCACCATATCAGATGACACGTTCACGGTTACATGGGGGCAAGTAGGAGGCAAAGAGCAATCTAAGTCGACGCAGTGCTCCACCACTAATGCAGGACGCGCCAACGAACGTACGCCTAAACAGCAAGTACTGCTCGAAGCACAAGCGAAGTGGCAGAAAAAGGTTGATACTGGTTATACAGTCCATCTGCCAAGTGAAGCACCTGCTGACTTTACAGCTATTAACTTACCACAGAAAGTGAAAGTTTTTCAAGAACAACTACACAACGTAGCAGATAACGTATACGTGTCTGATAAGCTAAATGGCATTAACGGTCTCTACCGTTTAGACAATGACTCCTTGACCCTTTATTCACGTGGTGGTTTATCATATCCTGAGCTTCCTCACTTAACTGTTGACATACTCCATATAATGAAGACTAATTCGCTAACTTCACTCAATGTAGAACTCTATATTCATGGTGAGCATTTACAGGATATACAATCAGCTGTTACTAAGCCTAATGAGTTATCCCCACGTGTACAAGCATGTATATTTGAATTACCTGATGAAGCAGGTACATATACAGTACATCGCACTAAGCTTAAGCATATTAGTGATTACTGCACTACTACACATGTATTAGTAATTCCATCTATATTAGTAGATAAGCGATTAATTGAATCTATATACATTAATGCAATATCTCGTGGTTGTGAGGGAGTTATTATACGTAATCCTACTGGTATATACAAGTATAATGAACGCTCATCAGATGTGTTTAAGTATAAAAAAATGCTTCAGAATGAGTATCACATAACTGGTTATGAGCTGGATAAAGACGGTTTCCCTAAACTAATATGTGAATCAGCAGGTGGAGAGTTTACTGTAAGGCCTAGGGGTGATCTGGAATCACGTAGAGTAATGCTTGCAAACATAGATAGTTACATTGGTAAATGGTATACTGTAGACTACGAGGTACTCACTAAAGCAAGAAAGCCTGCAAAAGGTATAGGGGTAGCTTTACGTGCCTGTGACCCTACAGGTGAACCTATTGAATAACTATGAACTATACTTTAACGTATTCCATGCGTTACTAGGGTTATTCTCCTTGCTAGGCATAACGATAATAGTAACATCTATGCTATTAGTTAAACCAGAACTGGTACGTGATGGGATGGAAGCACCCATGCATATCGAACACTCTTCTCCACAGATAAACCGATTAGCATGTCAAGTAGAGCTACGTCCTGCACGTGAGTTTACAGATACCCAACGGTACAACTGGTATATGCAGCAGATGGCTAATCAACTTAAACAACAACTTGCAGATAGTATAGTAGAAACTATAACAATCCGCGAAGAAGAGTATGCTCACTTAAGACGTAATGTATTGCGTGCAGACATAGGGATAGTACGTCTTGGATAAGATACTTACACAATACAAAGAGGCTATCAAACAGATAACATCTCTAACCAGTCAGCTAACTAAAGCCAATGCACGAATCGAATCGTTAGAAGCGCAACTAGCCGAAGAAGTTGAAGATTGGAGCATCACTCCCACCTCTAAACAAGTTGGTCATACTATCAATTGGGCTGAGTCTTCTACCGAGTGATTGAAATATATTTGAATGATATATTCCGGCATCAGGGGACAATCCAACCTTCTGAGCGGCTACATCCATTAGTACCTTGAATGTATTCTTTCGTAGTCGATTTATCTGTACTCTCTGGATATTAGCCCAGTATTTCCAGAACGCTTCTGGTCCCATTCTATCTAACCATTGCACGAACTTTGAGTTTATTACCTTTGAGTAGTTGATGAAATTTTCCTTAACATCACTCATAATCTCAGCTTCAGGGATTCCTTTCGCAATACCATGCCAATAAGTAGCAGCTCTAAAGTGGAAGTCACTCTCTTGAGTTACTCCTACCATGAATCTACCTAGTGCTGACTTCTTAGTTAGGAATACTGTCTGGACAACTTCATGCAGTAATGTTCCTTGAGGTACAACTTTTATAACTTGCTTCTCAATTGCATTGCTAACCACATTATTATCATCTTCTCTTAACGATACGCCCTCAACTACCGATTGGAATAATCCAGCGTCCATTAATGGTTTCAATGGGTTGGCATTCATGCTACTAATTGTATCTGCACGTAATCTCTTGTACTTACCTCGCTCATTACCTTCAGTACTAGCAATTAATCTTTCGTATCTATGCTGTAGAACTTCATCAGCTTTCCACTGTTTTAAACTCTTTCTACTTAATGATAAGTTATCAATCGCTTGTCTTGGACTCATTCCAGAGTACACTAAGAACTTAGCATTACTCAGTATGTTCCCATATATAGTCGATGGCATCTTAACTACTACGTTACTTTTTAGTACAGCAACAAATGCTTTGAAGTAGTTCTCAGCTAGTCGTACGTTTCTATCAACCTTAGCGGATACCTTAAGAGGTATTTTACCTATCTTCTTTATATCCATAATACTTGGCTCATTATATGCGAATAGCTGGTTTATTAAATCTCTACGTACATATAATTCACGTCTTGGCTTAATATCCCGCTTATCTCTAATGTTCTCGTCCTTATTACTCTTCCAGTCCTCTTCTCTATTTTTCTCAATTATGTAGTTACGTGCATCAGGAGGAAGTAGTCCCCATAACTCCTCACCCTCCGTCTTGAATCCATATTTACCTTTATCCTCTAACTTCAGCGTACCGTGCTTGTACGCTGCAACTCTTTCCTCATCAGTCATATCAAATTCTTTAGGCTGAATCTTTATGTACAAGTGTGCATTGTTTTTGTACATATCACTACTAGTATCACGTTCCGCACTATCTTTCCTAATTATATCTATTAGGTTTCTATTCTGCTCATTAGTCATTGTCATTGTGCCAACTTGCCCGAATGATCGCCCTAACTTCTCAACCCCATTCACACTCATATCTAACTTACTAACCTTGTCTTCTTTACTAATAACATATCTGAAGTCTTGTATATCCCCTAATGGTGAGTACACTGGTTGCATGCTCACATCACCTTTGTTCCTGTATACATCTATAGCTTTCTTCTTCTCTTTAGCTATCACGTCCCAAAGTGCTTTGTCCTTTAGATGTGGATTTGACATCCTAACCTTATCACTTAGTAGTAATCCTGGAATATTACGTCTTTGCAAACTTACTGCACCATCCACACGTTTCCCTATACCAGCATTGTTACTATAGAACATGCCATAGGCTGTCTTATCAAAGTCGCCTAGAGCTATCTCCATACGTTTCACGAATGCGTAGCCTTGTGCTTCCATATCGACTCTATTATACATAGGAGCATACTGTATATCTTTGTTAGGGTCTAGTCGGTCATTAGTCTGCCCTTTAACGAAGTTCTCATGCTCCCCGCCTGCTTCCATCTCTTCTTCGGTACTTCTAATCATACCTCTTGCAGTTTCCATATAGTTTCTTACACCATCTGGATCTTGCTCAAGTAACTCGGCTAACTCGGCACGCCCAGCAGCTTCTTTCAACGCGTATAGTGTTATTAGCTTATCAATTACTTGCTCTCTATCACTATATGGATTACCAATTCCCTCAGGGAACGACTGGGCATGACCATACATATTAACTATGTTTCTAGCATTTGATCGCAACCCGGTACCAGTTACCATGAACTGTGCGACTGATTTTGCTTCACGCTGCCACATCTCGCTAGCATACTCCCCAACTTTAGCTAATTCGCCTACTATCTTAGTTATCTCTGCATCAATTACATCATCACTATTAACTAATCTAGTCAATCCATCAATGCCTATATCTAATCCAACTGACTGTAAATCAATAGATAGTACAGCACTTTCTAGCGCTTCTCTATACTTCTTATTTTTCGTATCATTGATCTTTATCTTAGTGAACCCATTTACTATGTCTTCTAGTGTACCTTCAAAGTTCTTCTCACGCAATCTATCTATATGTGCTCTGAACTGCATAGTCATATCCGCCGCTTGTACCAACGTAGTACGTCCCGTAACGAAGTCAGCCATTACCGCGGCAGCAAATGACCCCTCGCCCAATCCCATTTGCTGTAATAACTTACTTTGTACATTAGCTAACCCTTCATTATTTATCGTACGCTTCATTACTTTATTCATATGACGTATATTCTTCAGTGTAGTAGCGGCTTTGTACATTTGCTTGATGTATCCATCAGTCGGTTTAGGAGCATTCTTAGCTAGTGCTTCTCCCAGCTTATTTACGTATATAGCTGCTTCCATCCTACGCCCAGCATCTACTTCTTCAGCAACCCATTCACGTATAAACTCTGACTTGTATGCCATCTGTATAACTGGATCATTACTTAGTGACATAGCAGTTAGCCCTGGTGTTTCTCGTATTATCTTATCTATCTCCGCTTTAGTGTGCTTACTACGTGGTGATATAGTACCCGTATCCTCTCCTACTGTCTTCTCTAGTATCCAATCAACTGGTTTACCTAATAATGCATCTAGTTTATCTGTCTGCTTATTGACCATGCCCATTATCTTTTCATCTAATGGCATACCCTGCATCTGAGTAGCTTTGCTAGCATATCTATCCTGTACGGCAGTCATTGCATACACCAACTTAGTAGTTTCTTCTAGGAGATTCTCACCTTTGATCTTCTTAGCTTTAGTTACAAATATTTGGAATGCATTCCATATCCATCTACTTAGCGTTTCTAATAGGTTTTCACCGTCTACCTTCTCTCTTAGCACGTTCTCTGGTAACTTTTGACTAAGTGCATAACCTAGTGCTTTGTTAGTCATTGCATGTGCCATGAACTCCTGTAGTCTAGCATCAGCATCAGCTACTGTCTGTATCTCACTATTTGTACCAAATATATAATCATATCTCGCTTGGGCCTTCTGCTTCTCTATGTTAGTGTATACACCTTTGTGCTCTGGCATGAAATCTTCTACAGTTACTACTTTGCTAGCATACTTGTACAGTCCACGTATCTGCAATTTTAATGCCTGGCCAACAGTCTTGTCAGTAGTATGGAATATCCAATCTAATGCAGCACGTACTAGCTCGTGCGTCATTGCTTCTTCATTTGTCATAGTGAACTTATTTCTAGCTTCTTCACCTAGACTACCTCTGATTAATCTGATCTTGTTATCAGTTGCATTAGGATTGAATTCGCCTATTGGTTCTACTATACTAGCTACTTTATCTTTAGTTACTAGTATGTTCATACCTGCTATGGTCTTCGATAGTCTTTGTAGCTCTGTAGTTACACCTTTTAGTGCTTCACTATGCTCTGCATCCCAGTCACCACCTAGTGCTTCTTGATCAGCTTTCTGCATTGCTAGTTGTATGTTATGCACTGTATCATTAGTCGTATCTGCATCCATGAATGCTCTATCTATGTATTCTTGTGTTGTCCCACTTTGATTGTATAGTGTTGTGCCATCTACTAATCCATGCTCAGCATTTTCTTTGACCATCCTATCTAGTACACCTTTTGTAAAGTTGTACTTACCATTGCCTATATTCAGCCCATAGCTATCGACATCTATCTTGTCGACCCCATTCTTCGTAGTAGGGTTAACATTAATACTATAACCATAAGTAGTTTTAGTTACTCCTAGTATGTCCACGATCTTATGAAACTTCTCTCCATTAGCTTTATAACCATACGCGGTCTCACGTACAACCCTTGCGGAATCAGCTGCATCATTGTACATTTGTATTTTGAGTTGTTTATACTCTTCTACCCTGTCATCTAGTTCTTTACCTGATAGTCCTTCGCCAGCTAATATGTTTCTTATTTTATCTATGTTACAATTCATTATTAGTCCTTATTTACATGCATCTTTGATTGCTTGAATAGCTTCAGTGGATAGTCCTCTATTGAAGTACTCTTCATTTGTGACGATTACATCTAATTTACCTAGTAGTGCCTCTAGTTCTGGATAACTTCGCTTATCTTGCGCTTGTTGTGCTTCTACCATTGATATGTAACCATCTAGCATGTACTCGAATGCATTAGTCAATTCTTTACCCTTCAATCCTAGCATCTTTAGTAATGTGTCTACTAATGTCTCGAACACATTACTTAATTTATCTAACTTAGCAGTAGGTTCTAACTTTATTAGCTCGCCTATTAGCTGTGGGTTACTTAATGCCTCCGCTAGAAATTCATCTGTACTAGTTTTCCAGTAGTTGAAGTTAACAGTCTTAGTTATATTAGCTTTAGCTAGCTCAAATAACTCATTAACTCTTACTGTTGCAGGATGATCTGGGAATTCTCGCATAAACTCAAATGAGCCAGCATGTATTAGTTCATGCACGACTGTATGATCATTCTGATTACTACGTAGCACGCGAGATACCATATCAACATATTTCTTAGATAGCTCTGGTGTACTCTCTACCGCTGGTAAAGCACCTAATTCTACTGCTTTGACTAGCCTACTATCTACCTCTGTCTTAATCTGCTCACCACTTATTCTATTGAATTGAATTATCTTGGAATACGGTAAGTATTCCGCAGCAACAGCTGGTTGTCCCATAATTATATTTTTAATTGCAACTGCAGATAGCTCAGTAGATCTCTTAATTTCTGGACCTATCAATTTCATTACTACCTTACGCATACCCTTATAGTACTGTCCCGTATCTAACCCACTACCTTCATACTTACCAAATACTTCTACTTTGAGGCTTTTTAACTGCTTATAATCTTGTGGTTTCTCAGTTAGTGGTGTTTTATTATATGGTTTCACACCCTCAACTACTCTAGCTGTGTCGACTTTAGCCAGTTGTTCCACTATACTTTCATTACTTGTGTTATCTCGCAGGGCAACCAACGATTCCAGCTTGCCCAGTGCAGCAGTTACTAACTTACGCTGCACATCAGTAGTCTTAGATCTGCTTAGTATGGTTTTGAATTGTTCTATTGTTTTATCTATTTCACATGCCATGGATTAGCATCCTTTTAGTATTTTATTCAGTACACCAAGTATACCTGCAGTTCCATCAGCTTCTTTAGTAGCATTGAACTCTGTATGTATAGCTTCTATATCAGATAGTATACCTTCTTTAGTCTTAGCCTTTGCTGGTTCTACAGGTTCTGGTATATTGAACTCGTCGCTCAACTTAACCTCTGGAACTTGTTTCTCGTACGCTTTTGCTTCTGTAATTACACTAGCACCATCCACTGCTAACGCTGAATGTTCTATGTATAGTGACTTATTATTGAGCAGCTCGTATCGACCATCTTCACTGAGTCTTTGTAGGTCACGCATGCTAGTGTATATAGCAGTTGCAGTCTGCAACTCAGCTTCATTGAAGTTCTCAACGAATTCACCTAGTCCGGCCTCCCTTAGGGCTTCTAATTGTATTGACTGCCAGCCTTTGTCATCACTAACCAGCGCTTCTACTATCTCACGCATATCGTCGCGGATAGCTGTAGCTACTTGAGCATTTACATTCTTAGCACTCAGTGCCCTGTTCAGGTTGAACTCGACTGCTTCGGATTTATACCTGCTATCTAACTCTTTTAGCCCCTCTATACCTATGGTATTCATTGTGCTATTCATGCTACTTAGTATTTCCGTTGTTAAGCTATATGTTTCGGCTAGTTTAGCTACAGCTTCATTATATGCTCTTGTTCCTGGAACTGCATTAACTACATCTAGTATGTTAGCATCATGTACACCTATACTCTCTATCTTTGATAGTACAGCTGCTTGTATCATTGCATCCATGAAGTGCACTGTTATTGGAGCACCGCCGGTGTATGACTCAACCATTTTGTATAATGTAGTACTTGCATTGAGCGTATTTCCATCACCTACACCATATATCGTACCCTGTGCCTGATCATTGGTGTCCATACTAGTATCATATTGTCCTTTACCGCGCTTAGCTATTAGCCCTATATTTGAACTATTATCAGCAAATGCCATCTTGAATATTGGTAGCACATTTACTAAGTCTTGCATTACCTCTTTAATCTCACTATTAGTAAGGGATCTTGGGCTACCATTTATGTATGCACCTAGCTCTTCTAACTTAGCATCCATTCTAGCTCTTATCATTGGCTCAGCAGCTCTGAACATCATTTGGAATGAGCTATTGATTGTTTTAGTAGCTTTAATGAAATCCCCATACTGCTCGTTGAACATCTCAGTCAATGGGTCTTTTAGTACAGCTATTACCACATCTTTAACCAGTTGTATGTTCTTAGCACCCATATCGAATTCTAGCATCCCTTTATCTTTGTGTGCTTGTTTGAGCCTATGGATTACACTGTTATGTACACCAGCCACTTCCATTATACGTACTAACTCCTGTCTAGCACCTGTATCAGTATGCGCTTTAGTCAGTAGTTTGTATATATTAGCCTCGGCTTCTCGAGCCTTACTATCAATTATGGTAGTTATAGCTGATCCATAATTTAATGTCATGAACGGCTTCTTCATAAATCCTCTAGATATGCCTTTATCCAAGTTTTCACCTAATAAGTCCATTACTACATTAACTCTCACAATAGCTGTCGAATTTACCATAGTATCTTTTAGTTTAGTAGTAGTCAACTCAGCAGGTACTTCATATGAGTCTTTATTACCTTTAGTACTTCTCCATTCACCATATGCCTGTTTCTCACTTTCTTTTAGCACTCCACCTCTAGCCAGCTCTCTATACACTTTGCCCATGTCTAGGCTGTTCCCCCCATTAGTGAATACTGGCATTTGTAGTATCTTCAGTATGTACCCAGACGTGATTGCATCTGTCTCTATAGTCATTCCGCTATAGAACTTAGTTCCAGCATCTCTAGATTCTTTGTATGCTATGTACTCAACTAGTCCAAGCAATGCTAACTCAGGTTCACCGGCCATGCCATTGTTTACCATATACTCGAACCCAACTTTAACTTTGTTGTCTGGAGAAGCATCTAGTATTTTATCTAATGCATTAGTAACTCTCTGTAACTTCTCCATTGACTTCTCATAGTTTTGCTTATCAATGCTTACGTCCATAGCTTGCGCTATACCTAACTTGAATACCTGCTCTTCTACACTGTCTTTAGCTATTAGCACCTTACGTTTCTCTACGGAATGTCTATGCAGCTTTTTATCTTGCCAGTTGAATGTGTTTGACTTAATACCAAATCTATTATTACTCATTATGTACCATTTAGCATACATAGGTGCGTTATTTCGTTTCTCACTCTCTAACAGTGCTTCTTGGTAATACTTTAGTTGATCTTGTATACCTAAGTTCTTACCATGTGTAGCAGCTCTATCTTCTTTGTGTACTGTAGCATCGACACCCTCAGTATAACCCATCACTTTAGCAAAGTACCCAATACCTACTTCTTTTAATCCATCAGTGAATCTGTTATTGAATACACGACCATCTGCATTTTGTTTTTCAATTGCATCTCTCTGCATCTCAGTAGTAGTCGCGTCTAGCTCACCAGTTAGCCCTTCATTAAGTATAGAATCTCTATCTACTTTAGTATCTTCTGCACTCCAGTATACTCCAGTACTTACTCGTATATCAGTATTTAGTATATTCTTAGCTATATCCTGACTACCTGCAACTATACTACTATTGATTACCCCATTACCTGTAGTAGTATTTGCTATTTCATCATTGAGCGTTCCATCTTGTACACCACTAGTTACTTTGTATGTAGCTATTGTAGCACCTACAGGAGCTGTATAACCGAATAACTTAGTTTGTAGTACACCTTTCTCTATGGTAACTAACCCAGCTTCTTCAGCGGCCAGCATAGCAAGTAATCCTAGCTCGGTTTTCATATTAGCTTGCATTAGATCTCTATTCACTACATCCGTCGAACGCTTAGCTTTTAACCCCAAGTAGTCCCATATAGCAGCTCCTAGTGTGTCAGATGCAGTTGGTACTGTACCATCTATATCAGCGACTCTAGCCCGTTCCTCTGCAGTGGATTTAGTCTTTGAGTCTATCTGAAGTAATCTATTAGTATCAGCTTCACTTCTAACCTCAGCACGCATTGGCGCAGCCATTGTACCGAGCCAGTCCACAAACCCTAGCGCTATCGCTGTCTTTACATCTTTGTTAATCTCGAAGTGACTGAGTACTGTATTACCATTAGGGACTACTTTAGTTGCAACACTCATCATTAGTCTACTTACGTTCTTGAATCCTTTCCCAAATCTTGGTGCCATTGGGTCGTACGCGATATGGTAATCTTCAGTCATTGTAGCTATCTTATCACTACGCTCTAGTGATCCTAGTGCGCTAATCAGCTTACCTACTGTCTCCAGTGTGCTTTTAAGTGGCTTCAGTTCCTTAGTGTTAAGTGGTTCCAAGTCTTGTAGCAGATCACCTATTACAGTGGTGTCAACACCTTTACCATTGAATGTAAAGTGTGTCCCTAGCCCATGATTCTCTGATATGGTTTTAGCCTTCATAGGCACTTTAACCTTAAGAGGATTAGTTGCATTGTACTTTCTAATTACATCCTCTTTACTTTTCATCTTATTCGTATCTACTGCGTCTATTAGTTGCCCACCAATTGATGCCTCATATGCTTCTTCTTGCTTTTGTGTGTCTATAGCAACATTGTACGCCTCGATCCGCTTCTTATTCTTAGTAATATTAGCTTCTAACTCTGCCGTAAATGCTGCCATATTATTTACACTGCGTAAGTCGTCTTTACGTTTAGCTAATCCTTCCACACTAGTAGCTTCCTTCAACTTCTCCGTAACTTTATTAGTAGCGCTATTCGCTTGTTTGACGGCCACTTCTTCTTGGCGTAATCGTTGTGTGCTATCCGATTGCTTTCTGCCTTTAATAGTGGCTAACTGTTTATCTAATATTTCCGGTATCCTAGCTAGGTTTTTACGTAGCGCGTCAATCTCATTAGCATATTTATCCTGTAATTTCGTAGCCACTAACTGTGCGCTCTTCGCTATACCGTATCTATGGTATGGCACACTCAACTCATGAAGTAACGCTAACTTCATATTGGTATCAGCTTTAATTGTAGCTAACTCTGCTCGCATTTGTATTATGAGTTCTGACTCTACCTCGGCAGGCTCTACTATTTTTGTAGTTGCTTTATCTTGTCTGTGGCCTTCTGCGCTCGGCTTAGTAATATTGTCACTAACTTGTTCTCTTCCTTGGCTTGTTGTAGTTCCTGATGTAACTGTTCTGTTTTCTGGTTGTCTTTCATTTTGTTGTTCTCCTAATTTAGTTTCTGCTATTTGCTCAGCCCTCTTTGATTGTGATAAGCGCTCTACCTCTTGTGGAGTACTATCCTGTATTTGGGAGTCTTCTAAAGTACGTGAGATCTTGCTAATTAGTTTATCACCGACATACGCTTCTACTGAACTACTAGAATCTGCGGGCTGACTATCAATTTGCATGTCAGCATCTTTAGCAGTAAGTTGCAGTGCACTGCTAAGTTTCTTAGTTACAGGTAGCTCTGGGTATTTTGCTATGTACTTTATAGCTATCTCTTGTAATGGGCATCGCATATTAACATCCTTCTAAGTTTATATCATTTGCTTTGGCAAAGTTTCTAAATGCCACTTTCAATTTACCATCTTTGCCTAGCATTATACCTTTTAGTGCCTTATTAATAGCTGCATCTACTACTTCAGTATTACGCTCAGTAATAGAGGTTATCTCTTGAGCCGGTTCATTAACAGGTATTTGTTTAGCACCCTCAGATACAAGTGTGCTGCCTTCTAACTCTGCTATCCTATTGCGTATACCCTCAATCTTAGTCTGGTTAGCAGACGCTAGTGATGAATCATCTATAGTTTCTCTATCTAATCTTGATATCTCACTTTCTAGCTCATCGATAGCTCGCGCTGTGGTTACACCTACTGTGCTATCATCATTTGTAGTGTACGCAGATGATGGCTCACCACTGACTGTCTCAGCATAATCAGCAGACTGTTCTTTGCTTTGCTTTGTACTATCCTGTTGTACTGTATCGTTACTAACAGGAGAGGTATCACTTTCTTCCGAAGCATCAGTAGTACCTATGTACCTAGCGCCTACTTTGCTTAGTATGCCAAATTCTTTTTGCTGTGGAATTAATAGCCCTTTCTCGGAACGACCATCATACACTTTACCATCCCCTAGCTCAACGGAAGGGGCCTCCCCAGTTTGGTCCCATGTAGCTAGCTTCTCATCATACTCTTTCTTAGCGGTCTCTAATTTATCTAATTTTACTTTCTGAGTATCTATAAAGTGATTTAGCCTCTGCTTGAAGTACTCATACAACTTACTATCGGGGTCTGTATTCTCTAGTGCATCTATGTACGTTAGTAGTCCAGTTCGTTCTTGCCCATCTACTCTACCACCATAGAACTTGAGTGCATGACTCTGTACAGCACTCATGCCTGATTCTTTTGATACACTAACACGTTCAGTGCCTGGTGACTGTGTTGGTAGCCCTGCTATTTCCTTCTCTACACTTAATCTAAATAGTGCTTTTTCATCTGGAGTGTCTTTACTTTGCTCAGCAACTACATCAGCCTCTATTTCACCAAGTGGTCTGCTGTTTAGTGCTGTACCTTTACCACGAGCCATTGCAGCTTTCATTGCTACGGCATTAGCTAAGCCATCTACTACACTATCACGTGTTTTAGCGGTCACAGAATCAGGCATACTATCTAGTTCAGTATTCAGTGCAGTTATGTGATGATCAACCCATGCATGGTGTGCTTCAGTGGCAGGTATTTCCCCACTAAGTACCTTCTTCACACCTTCATGCTCAGAAGCGCTCATTATGTCTTGTAAACTGCTCTCCGCCATAGCACTAACTACATAATCACCATCTGACTGTGAAGCTGGCGTCAGTGTAGATCTTAGTTTAGATGGTATTTCTTTTAATGTGTTAGCGTCAGGAATATATTTTGATGCAACGTCGATAGCCTTCATTCCAGGACCTGATGCTGCCCCGCCAGCTGCAGCTTTGTAGACTTGTTTAATGTACTTATCTTGCAATGCTCTATCTAGATCTTGCGTGCCACCAAGAACTGTTGTAGCCTCAGTTGCTCCTTCTTGTGTGAATTCTGTACCAATAAGAGTTGCCAGCTTTGAAGTACCCTTAAGTGCTACTTGTGCGACTGTAGTAGGCACTTTAGCTATTAACGAGTCAATGAGTGCGTTAGTTTTAGCAGCTAGGGCGGTGCCACCTGATTTATCAAATAATAACTTTGCTTGAGCCATATCCATTAACGTACCTAAGGCGCTGAGTGCTGCTATATTCCTAAGAGCTTCACCTTCAGGTTTTAATCCATACTCTTTCTCATATATTTTTGCAGCCTCTGTAGCGTTATCGCTCCACGTACCGAGTACAGCTGGTACAGCTACAATACCTTTAGCGGCCATAGCTTTACTAAAAGCAAAACTTTCTGATGCCAGCTCAACAGCTCCTACAGGGTTAGTTACTATTGCCCCTAACATACCAGTTATGTAGTTTTCAGTATCATAGGCATCTCCAAACTCTTTTTGCAGTTTTTTAACCCTAGTATCATCAAAGCCTATGTACTTTTTGTCAAGTGCATTAATAACAGCAGAACCATCTGCCATAGTATCGATTACAGACTTCACAACTTTACTATATGTAGGATTTTCTTTAGCGAATTCACTTATAGGCTCTAGATAATCACTACCTAATAACTCGTATAACTTCTTAGGGGCTTCCGAAATAGATGCAGCTACGCTAGCCATGCCATGGGCAATACCTTTTCCAATATTGGCAGATTTATCTATAAATGTGGCATCCTCTTTCTCATTTATCCATGAACCAGTACGAAGTGCTTCTATTGCTTTCTCCTGTATACTCGGCTCACTCTTGTTACCTAGCTGGGAGGTATCCGCTACTATAGTATCTGGTTCATATAGCATGCCTTGCTTAGCTAGCTCTGCATTTTGCACGTATGTGTTACCTTCATCTCCTACATATTGTACCTGTCTCCCAAATGACTCTTCTCCTGTATCATACACACTAACAGGGACATTTAATGGTAGCTCTTTTGAGCCAAGTATCAATGGATCATTCTTTGCATCATACTTAATTGGCCCAGGAACCCACTCTTTTCCATCTTTACCTACAGGCCTGCCCATCATATCATATAGCGTTTGTAGTCGTGCAGTCTCACTTAACTTATACACTTCTTCAGGTGTGGTCACACCATATTGCTGCATTTGCTTTGCTATTCTGGCTTGTTCTTTACCTGACTCACTGAACTTACCATGGTACGATTCTGGAGCATCTACCCAACCTGCCGAGTTGTTAGGCATTGTTGGGTCACCAGCAAGCCTATTACCACTAGCTGCACCTATCATCGTTAAACTATCAGCATCTGGAATTGATTCAAGCATCGCAGGTGAATACTTGGACTTGTCTATAGCCTCTATTCTCTGCGCAATTTGCTGCCCTCGCGTGAGCCCTAATCTTTCTTCTTTAGCTTGTCTTGCCTGCGTGAGTTTGTCTATCTTTTTTTGTAGTAGGGATCGCTGTTGTGAGAGGCTCAATGCATCAATTTGTGCTTGACCTTCTGGGGTTGTGTAGCCTGTTAGTGATGAAGCTACATCCGCTCCAGCCAATTGTGTTATTGCGTCTTGTATGCTCATCGTAGGTATCCTGTAGATATTATAAGTTACAGTATAATATCACAGATATACTTACGTGGTGCTTTAGTACATAGTATCACTTAACCAGAGGAGCACTCGGGTTAGTGTTATATAGGACATCATGCGCATAGGCATTCTTTTCTTTACGCTCCAGTCTTCCCCTTTCATTAGAAGAAAGATACCTACGAGCATCTTTATTCAATTCCATGTACCTTTTTAGTATATCGGCAGGTAAGTTGCGTGTATTAATAAGTCCCTTGTTTATGCCATCTATTAGCCCAGACCATAACGCTTTATTAGACTCTGACATAGGCCCTAAACCACTACGTGTTACAGAACTATTCAATCTTTCTGCAAGTTTACGTTTTTGTAATTGAGTGCGTAAGGCTTCTAACTGATCGTACTCCTTAACAGTTTCTGGTTTTCCTATAGAAGCAATTTGTTTTGCTATTGCCACTGTAGTAGCGTCAGACCCCTTTTTAATTGCACTGGTATCTACGTTTAATTGGTCAACCGACTGTTCTGGTGTAAGTGCGCCACCATTAGCGTTTAGACTCTCCGTAGTCACTGTCTGGTTAGAACCCTTTTTAGTAATTACTTGTGGCGTCCTCATAAGTGGAACAGCATTCTCCGTAGCCCGCTGACTATACTCAGCGAATAGTGGTGCTAGTTTTTCTCTTGCTTGCATATCCATACGCTCATTGTATCCCATTCCCAGTTTAGTTAACTTGTCTTGGGCCTGTAACTTTTGAGCCTCTAGTCTATGTGCCATCTCTCGTCGCGCATCCACACCAGATAGATCAAGCGGTCTAGTAGTGGTACCTTTCCCAGACTGCCCATCAAGTTCTGCAAGTCTTTTACCCATTTGATTGATCTCATCTTTACCTAATTTCTTCTTGGTCAACGTAAATTCTGTAGCTACTTGATTTAGTAATGCTGGAGTTAGTCCACCTGTATTAGCAGCTGCAGTTAGCATTTTTCGCATTTCGGGGGCATTATTTTCACCCATTAGGTTGTACCAAGCAGTACCTTGACCACTTATCAGGTTATCAGCCAACTCCTTAGACTTTTGGAGGTCGAACTTAGCAGATTTACCTCCTCCGCTAGAAGTGTATGTTTCACCATCTCCACCAACTACAGTGCCGCCAACCCTATTCATCAAAGATGCTTTTTTATCTATAGCTCCTAGCGAGTATTCTGCTCTCTTACGCTCTATATCATTTATTTCTTTTCCGTACTGTGCACGTAATGCATCCTCTTTAGCTTGTTGAGCAGCTTGAGCTACCACAGCTGCCTCAACCCCTTTCATGGATGTCCCATATTGTCTAGTTAACCTATTATACATCTCTGGTTGAGACTCTAATTGGTCCATAGCATGTGACCCTAGTTCCTCTTGCGCCTTTGAACGTCTTTTGTACTCAGCAGTTCCCTTGGTGAACCCTTCCAATGATATAGAGTCTAAGAATGTTTGCCCATCAGGGCTGGCGACTGCATTTGTTAACCAATTATCTCTTGCTTGTGGTCCTTTCGCAGCACCTGCAAATATATTCTTTGTTATCGCTTCTTCGGCCACACCTTTATTGTATATATCGGTAGCTCTATCATCCAGTACCTTGGTTCTAGCTCGCTCTAAGTCTCGTACATTTCGTTTGTCCGCAGCAACTTGGTTAGCTGCCATGATGTTACCTATATTATCTAGCGCGCTTTGTAGTCCAGCACCAGTATTACTTGGGGCCATTCTACTAAAATCCTGTCTTAATGCCATATCTTATCCTTATCATGAATAGTGTTATAGTTTACCATACCTATCACCAAACACCTTGTTATACACATCAGTACCTGCTGCATCATTCTTAAC